TGCTGTCTACATAGACTAAAGTATTCGCTGCTCTTTCTGTTGATACTGTTAGAGGGTCTGTTGATCCTGCAATTTTCTCTGTTCCGTTCTGGTCTATTGTTAGAGCATTTGAATCAAATGTCCCTGCATAATCTATAAATGATATCTCATCACCAATATTACCTGCAGGTAAATCCATCTCTATTGCACCAGATGTTGTATTAATAAAATAACCCTCACCAGCAACAGCTGTAAAACCAGAGGTTTTTACTGCTTGCCATGAGGTTCCGCCTGATACCTCAGCAAAAGATAGTTGACCAATACCTGTCGTACCTGAACCGGATACTGATGCTACTTTTAAAAATCTGTCTGCTGTTACGTTTCCAGTAGGAAATTTTAGCTCATAGCTCTGCCCAGAACTATGTGGAGGTGATGTAAGTTTAATCCCATGCGAATTGGCTTCACAATTGAGCTGAATCGAGCCTGGATTTGTTGAGCCTAAAACTTCGACTAAACCTGTTCCTTTAGGTCCAACTCTTAAATTTATATTAGAGTCACCACCAGTTGCTTGAATAGATGGTGCATTACCTGTTGCAGAGTTTGTTATATCTAATTGGTTTACTGCAGAGGATGTTGTTTGAAATATTATCTGTTCGTTTCCGTTCTCATCATTAATTCCATGTGCATCATCAATTAAAATATTAAAATCGTTCGTATCTAGATCGCCACCTAATTGTGGTGATGTATCGTCTACAACATCTCCACCAGTCTGAATCTCGATCATTTTAGGATTTGTTGTATCTGGATTACCAGATGCAAAAATTATAGCTGTTTTTTTCTGTGTAGCTGAAAAAGTAAAACTATCTCCAGATCCTGTAGCGTATTTAAATTGAACTGTATAAGAACCTGTTGTTGAATTTTTTAAAATATAAAAATTTTGTACATCGTTTGGTATTGTTACAATTTGATTACCGGATATAGCACCTGTAAATTCTATCATTCTATGTGCAAGTTCTGCACCAGTCGATCCATCACTAACTGCTAAAGCAGTTGTCTGTGCTCCACCATTAATGTCTTTTTGTATAAATCCACCAGCTATCTGTTCGATAAGACTTAAATTAGTATTTGTTTTTGTTCCCCAAGTTCCGGCATTTTCACCGGTTGCTTGAAGTTCTATACCCAAAGGGGTAAATGTTGATGCCATAAAAATTCTCCTACGCTGCTACATCGTTATAACTTGTATTTGATCCAGTTGCAACATCCGAATAAGTATCGTTCGAACCCGTTGAAACGTTGTTATACGATGTATTAGAACCAGTGTCAACATCGCCATAAGCAAATATATCTACGGCTCCAATATTAAATGTTGCTGATAAACCGGTTAATCCTATTGTTACATCATTTATAGAAAGAGACCCAATACTAGCACTAAATGATTGACCGGTTAATCCTAGACCCTCTTCTATTGTTAGAGAGCCAACACTAGAAGTCATGCTTAGACTCGATGGCTGAGCCAAAGCTCCACCTAATCCAACTATAGATCCTAAAGTAAATTCTGCAGATACGCCAGACATCTGAACAACATCATTAGGTATGACCACCGTTCCAACGCTAGCGCTAAATGATACACCTGTTAAAGCAGCCTCAGTTGTAGAACTCGCTGTTGCAGTCCCTTGAGATGAAGTTATAGATAAACCAGAAAGTATTGCGGTATCATTAGGTGCGATCGCTGTTCCTTGACTTAAAGTTGCTTCTTGACCAGTTAGACCAATAGTTAGATCATTAACTGTTAAAGAACCAATAGAACTGGTTATGGATTGACCGGTTAGTCCAACCTGCATATCAACTACAGTGACAGAACCAAGTGAGAATGTGGCTGAGAGACCAGTCTCTACTAGTACAGGAACAAAAGCCTCTCCCTGTGAGGATGTGATTTCAAAACTTGTAGGTGTAATTATAACATCAGGAACATCAACCGAGCCAACATCTGCTGACATCGATAAACCTGTTGGAAATATTGTTGCATCTTTGAGCTCGCCCCATTCACCATCGTTCCAAGCTTGAGCACCCCAACCTGTTTTAAAAGTTGTATCCTCGTCCCAATAAGCCTGGCCCCAGGTAAACCTGCCCCATCCTGAGTTTACCGACATGGTCGGCCTCCTATGCTAATCTGATTATTGCTGCTGAAGAATTATTTGCAGGAAATTCTATTTTAAAAGTTCCATTACTAGCTGTCTTGTCTCCACCGAAAGCTATCGCACATACGGCATCAGTAGTAGATGATCCACCGTTTGTTGTTGTGTTGTATATCAATGCGCCATTTGCAGTAAAAGATGCAGATGAAAAAGTTACGTCACTAAAATCTGTGAAAGCAGTTGTACTTGTTAATCCAACTCCAGTGTTAGTTAGAGTTGCCCCACCTGCAGTGTATGCAGAACCTGATGTATTTGTAATTTCTTCTGATGTTGAATAGTCTGTTGTAGAAGCACCTAAAGTTGCATCACTATCAAACAATGCAATCTTAAAAGTGTGACCACCTGAAGATTCAAAACTGTGTTTACCTTGTAAAAGTTCCTGTTTGAAACTTGAACATATTGCTGATGATATAGCCATAAAATTTTCTCCTATTACGGTGAAGTAGAGTCGATTTTAAATCTGACAGTTCCGTCAGTGTAATCATCTCGTCTTCTTCTTCCAGTTTGTTCAATAGCGAACTTCTGTACCTCTTGTTTATATTTATTTTCGTATAATGTCAACATATCTACCGGACCTTTTAAAAACCCATAAGCCTCTGATAGACAGCAATATAATAGCCCATTTGGGAAGTTAAGACTAATATAATTGGTATCATTGTTCTCTAAAAGATCAGGCATTTTATTAAAATGTATTCTAAATCTGTATGTTGTATTTGGTGTTGGAGCTAAAAATATTCTACCAGATGTAGTATCAGATTCTCCTGTAGCACCGCCAAACATAGCATAATATTTAGGTTGACCTTGAGCTGCTGATGTTCCTGTAATATCTTGATACTCTTGAAGATATGTAACATCTTTCTTCTCTAGCCATCTATTAGCTCCAGTAATCTCTGATCCTGCTGTGTCATAAACTTGTATGCCTCTTACAAATAAACATCCTGCCGGGGCGTTGATGGACTCCTGACCAGCAACAAAATTACCTAATTGCTGTTTTCTATCTGCATCGATAGGTACATCTCTAAAAATTCTATATTGTGCATTTAATATAATATTCTCTAAAACGGCGTCTGTTAAAACATTTGAATCTGTTTCAGTATAACTTCTTATTTGAGTTTTTAATCCTGATGCACTTAATCCAGCCATTATTTAATTAACTCCTGACAAGCTGGACAGGTTTTTCTAAATCGTAAATGACTTGCACAATGTTCAGCTTTTACAGCTTCTTCATTCTCATACACTGGAGTGTCTGGTTCTGGAACATGTAGATATAGTTCTTCATGCTCATCCATTTCTTGTCTTTTAGGTTTAAATATATTTTTAATCCAATTATAAATTTCTTTAATCATGCTGTTACCGTTACAGGTCCCGCAGATGCAGAACCGCCTCCTCCTACCTCAGTTATACTAGATGTTGTTGCAGTTGCAAAGGTATATTTATCATCATTTACCTTAGTAATTAAATAACCTGCATCAAGATTTATTGTGCTTCCGGCAACCCCTCCGACATTTTGTGCGTCTCTAAATCTAACTCTATCACTTGTTGATCTACCGTGATCAGGTTCCTCTACTGTTATTGTTGTAGATCCAGAAGTAGTTGTAAATGGATCTAGTGGTAAAATTTTAGGAACAGCTGTTTCTATTCTACCTGGTCTAACATTTCTTAAAGATATTGCGTCAGCTCCAGATGGTCTTGGTTGTAGTTGTGGTTGTTTTGGTTCAAATTCAGATATGTGCACAAAGGATCCATTCCATTCTCTAACCATTTCTCTATATGGAAATTCTAAACCAGATCTATCTGATATTGCTTTTGCATGTTTACCTGTTGCGTATTTTGGCATTATGCTCCTGGGTAATAAACTTTTGGTGTTATATAAGTACTAGCTGCAGAGCCGTCTTCAGCTAAAGCTCTCGCTAATTCATCTTCATAAACTAATTTCATTGGTTGAATTAATTGTGGCACATATTTCATAGCTAAATAATATGCTAATCCAGATACCATACAAGGCACAAATCTAAATGGTACATCTGTTGCGTTAGTGTAATCTCCTACATCCTGTATTCTTTTTATAAAAAAGAAATGCATATCTTTTGATGCGTTTGTTGAATCTGGTGTTGGATAAACGTGTATCGTAACTTTATCTATGAATCTCTCTACCCAATATTGATTAGGTGTACCTTTTGATAACTTGTTAGAAAAACCTGCGTATGTAGATCTATCTACTTTTGTCATTGGACTATCTGATTGTGTTGTCTGAGTTCTATTTGATCTTAATTGTGCCTCAAGGACATCGGATATACCAAACACGCTTGCTGGATCTGTAGTTGTTGCTGACGTTCCATCATCACTTGATCTAAAAAAATCGTAATCTGCTTGACCTTCTATAAGATCTAGATTTGTTGAGCCTACTTCCCAATAGTGAATACCTCTATTACCCCATTCTTGAAATAGAATATTAAGAGATCTTCTTGCAGATTTAAGATCATAACCTGCAACATTTTTTAATCCTATACGTTCAAAAGCTTCTTCTATTATCTCATCAATAGCAAAAGTTTTATCGAATGTTACTGTTCCCGAAGTAGTATTAGCCATTTAAACTCCTACGATTCGTAAACTTTAATCCATTCACAAACCACTGTTCCAGTGTCTCCTGCGGAGCAAGCTGGTAAAGTTATATTAACATCACCGGTAAAGTTAGTAGCTTCAGTATTTTTTAAACCACCAAAGCTAGAATAGTCATATTCCATTTCACCTTCTAATGTTTGAAATACTATATTTGTTCCTGAATTATCCCAGTCCATACGTAAAGCATCAGCTGGTGCTGTTACAGAAACATTAAAACTGACTTTGTTAAGTCTTACAGTTTTACAAGTTTTACCGTTGTTTGTTGATAAACCAGAAACATCAACTATTTTAGTTGTGCTTCCTTCTCCATCACCCGAAACCACATTGTAGTGAGTGATAAGTTTTTTTGCTCCGTCAAATACAGTTGTATTTAATACTGTGTCTGCTGCCATGTTTTGTCCTCCTTTTAAAGGACGCCTGCATTACCAGGCGCCCCGAGTTAATTTATTACGCGTCTGCGAACGGTGTTACAATAGTTCCTGATCCAATCAATAAAGAATTGTGAACCATATATCTATTAGTATCAACCGCAGTAAAAGATACTATACTACCAGCGATTCCACCTTTTGTAGAACCATTCATAGTCATAACATCATTACTTGAACTGTCGGCTACGAAAGCTTTTTTCGAACCATCATCAACACCAATCATAACTGCACCGATAAATCTGTCAGTGCCGTCTGTTTTGATATCCATATCAGTTGCAGCTGTTTCAACAAAAAATGTGAAAGTTGCACCAATATTGTTTAGATTGTTAACGTCGTTATCACCTGCAGTAGCGCCATTAGCATTTACATTGATACTTGGTAAAGTAAATTTACCATCAGCGTCATTGCAAAGTAATATTCTACCTGCGTGTGCAGCAACTGTTAATGTTGTGTCAGCTGTTAAGCTAACAGTCATACCAGGACCTGTACTTGTAAAGCCATTTTTAGAAATGACCGGTCCTGAAAACGTAGTGTTTGCCATAGTGTTATCCTCCTAGTTATTTGAATATCGTCTCTAGGCCGTCGACTATACGCGTCGATATTCAATTAATGTATAGTGAAGATATTATATGTTATTTTTTAATAGAGTGCAAGAGAGCCTACGGTATTTATGCATTTCAGCAATTGTAGCTTTAAATTAAGTAGCTACAGAAACTTGTGGAGCTGCTCCTTCGACAGTATTCTGTCTATGGGCAATAGCTGCTTCTTCCAGCTTAATCTCGGTAATGACTTGTTTAACTTTGTCATCGATCCGGACCATTTCAAGAGTATATCTACCATTAGATAGATGCTCCTGTTCCCACTTCAACTCCAAGGACCTTTTTTGTTTGTATAGGTCTTGTATCATAGATAACTTCCTCATAAGTTATTCTGTTAGTC